GCAGTTACATCAGGTGAAGTTTACAAATCTGGAAACGCATTTAGAGTTACATCTTCAGGAACCACCCAAGTTTTAGTTAAGTCAACTACAACATCAGCTGACCTTATGGGAATCTACTACCCTGAGACAGCCTACTCATTTAGTGTGTACGTAAAAGCTGGGCAGACCTCTAACCCTGTAACACCATCTATTGTTTGGTATAACTCAAACAAGACAGTAATTAGTACAGCTTCAGGCAGCGCCTTTCCCGTTAACATTAACAGCTGGACACGAGCTACTGTTACAGCTGTAGCTCCAGATAACGCAGCTTATGCACATGTGCAGCTTGCTTGGACCCCTTTAGCAACGTCAAACATCTTGTTTACAGACGCTGCTCTATTTGAAAATAGCTTCTTTGTATTAGAATACTTTGACGGCAGCGTAGGCTTTAGCTCTACAGCTGAGCTCTTCTGGGAAGGCGCTACCCCAAATGCTGGGCGTAGCCACTACTACAAGAACCGTGTTGCAATTGAAAGCCGTATGAACGCAGGAGCCCTTGACGAGTACGTAGGCCTAGGTGCTTCCTATGCCGTGTATCTTGCTCAACCAAAGACGTAGTAGGATAGCCCTATGCTAGACCTAATACTCATCGGATGCTTTACAGCCTTTCTGCTTGCTGTTATAGAACCTCTAGTTTCTATTCTAAGTATTTTTATTAGTAATAGGGTTACCAATGCTATTTCCTCAATTAGTTTTTCAAGCATTGCCTGTTGGTTAGTTGAAGTTTCAACTATCAAGGGAGTCGTACTATATGCCGTATCTGGTGCGTTTCTTGGCTCAGCCTTGCTAGCTATTGTAGAACGGGTGGCTGTATACAAACCCGCCGTTGTTAACCCGACTAGACCAGAATAAGAAATTGTGTAGTATGGGTCTCCTAACAAGGAGGTCTTATGGAGAAGTACTTTGTTATCGTAGGTGGTAACGGAGAAACAAGTCGGGCAAATATTGAAGCCCTTATGGAAGATTATTACTATGCAAATGGTAACGAGGGTTTTTTAGTACTCCCATATAAATTAAAGCCGTCACAAGGCCAAGTCTTTGCTGCCCAGTACGCAAAAGATAAACACAAAGATATTTTAATCTTTGCTCCCGAGGATGCCACACACGAAGGTATACCCGCGGCAAGCATGAACGTAACTGTAAAGCCTTTCGAGGAGGCTGCTTTGAAATTAAAGAGTTCAAAGACCTCTGCCTTTATCCTGTGGGATGACGAAGACCAAGACTCTCAGCAAATCTTAGCGGTGTGTAAAGAAAATAACGTTCCTTGTTTTGACTTAAGTGATGGGCTATCCCCTATCTCCGCTGCTCCAGATATTAAAGCAATCAAAGAGCCAGAGTTTCCAAAGGAAGAAGTTCTAGAGAAGAAGGAGCCTGAGGTTGTTCAGGAAGAGGAAGAAGATTACGAAGACGAAGAAGAAGATTGGGAAGATGACGAAGAAGAAGACGAGGTCGAGGATATGGAGAATCTCCATCAAGGAATCGAAGCCATAGCCCGTATCTTTGCTAAGGTATTTATTGAGGAACTGGAGAAGGCTAAGGGTGATGGAACCGATAAGCCCTAAAGCCCTAGGTATACTCCTACATATTCGCTCATTCGGGGCTCTACGGGGCGCTGAGGGCCTTTCTGAGGCCTTCCAGACGGGTGTTAAGGTAATCCGCTCAGGGCTGACTGAGCTCCGTTCTAGGGGCTACGTGGCCCTAGAGAAGGGTAGGGGTCAGGGCGGTCACTACTGGAGTCAGTTGCTAATTACAGAAGAGGGGCTAGAGTATCTGTCACGGTATGCCGAAAAGGCACCTGGACGGAGTGCCAAAAAGGAACGTGGACCGCATGCCAAAAAAGGCAACTCCATTTCACAGAATAGCAATATAGCTAATTATCCTAATAGTCTATATACAAATTCTTTATTAAAAGAGGGTCCGACGGAGTCGGACCACAATGAAACTTTTGAAACTATGGACCTAAAGATTGGAGAACAGATGTTAGGCGGGGACCCAATTGACCCTGATGACTTGGCGGATTTAAAAGCAAAGGACCGCGAGCGAAAGCGCCGCGAAAAAACAGAGGCTCGTCAAGGTCGTCACGCAGATAAAGTTATTGAACTTGCTAGTCGTGATGTTAAGGACTGGACACCTAGCCAAGTCTCTACATACTTTGCGGACCAGATGAAACAAATCTGGCACATTGCTGAGTGGACAACCAACCGCTCTGGATTAAATGGCGCCATTGAGTTGCTCCGCGAAAAACACGGAACTAACGGCGAAGAAGAAAGAACTTTAATTGATAAGTTTTTATCAACTATCAAGCACGACAAGAGACTTGACAACCCAGATAGGGTGTGGCGTATGTTTATAAAGAGGGCGCCAGATATGCTTCCCGATATCCGCAGAAGTAGTAATACTGATGTTGATGTTGCAGCACTTAAGAATGACGCGTCTAAATCATGGGAGGGCTTTAATGTATAAGTTAGAGGAACAAAAAGTTAGACGCCGCTCCTGGATACAGTCTGCTGGTATTCCATACTTGCTTCAAGGTTGGACTTTGGATGATTGTCAACAGTCAGACCCAGAAGACATTAAAAAGGTACGTGCTTGGGTTCAGGCTGTTGCTGATGGCAAAGTAGTACGTGCCGCTGGTAATCCATCATGTGGAAAAGGTCTTCTATTATACGGCAACCCAGGGCGTGGAAAAACTACTTTAGCTTTGTCGATTATTCAAGAAATGATGTTAACCCTTCCTATTGAGGCTTTTGACGTAAAGGCTAGCGAGTCATTAATTAGGCCTTGTTACTTTATGACCTTTAATGATTTCTTAAACCTCAAAGGTTCTATGATGAATGAGCCGACAGATGACCAAGACACCCTCTATCATGGTGTTCTAGGTGAGTCTTTAGCGGATGCCTACAATATACGTGTATTAGTTTTAGACGATATTGGTAAGGAACATGCGGGTCTCTCTGGGTGGCAAAAGAACATGCTCCATCATCTTTTGCGCACTAGATACAACAACGGATTACCAACTATCATTACCACAAACGTAGAACTAAATGATTGGGCAGGCCTCTATGGAGACGCAACAGAGAGTTTCGCAAGGGGTGCGTTTGCCTATTTACCAGTCGTGTCACAAAGAGGAGACCTACGTAAATGAGGAATACTGTGAATGAAGCTTTCAGACTGGTACAGGTTTTCCTAAGCCAGACTCAGACCCCAGGTCCAGGAATCTACGAAGTATCAGTTCAAGAAGGAACTGAGAAATTATTTTGTACATGCCCTGGCTTTAAAGGTCGTGCCACTTGCAAGCATGTTAAGTTTGTAAAGACGCGCATTGAAAACAATAACGGCAACTATCCTCTAGAAATCTCTAGCCGTGCCTCTAAAGACGACGCGGACAAAGCCCGCCAATCTAATACAGACTTTCGAGAATTTGTTATTAAGTTTGGAAAGATAGAGGTATTCTAACCCCATGAAACATGGGGATATAAGTAACGAGTTACCAAAAAGGCTACTGGTTACTACCGACATTTTTTTAACACTTGAAATTAAAAAAGGCAAGAAGCTTAAAATAATTCCAACTGTTAAGATAAATAAAAAAATTGACAGGGCTATCCTTAGTTGGTTGTACCTATATACAAATAGAACAGGCTATACATTAGAGCTTGTCTCATATGATTTAACGGAACAAGATTTATCTACATTGGTTGACCAGCTTGACAAGGCAGGTACTAACCCGTTTAGATACTTCACGGCATACGACACGGTCAACCATCTGGTATCTGAGTTACCCCTCAGACCCGAAGTTGTAGGTGTTGTTGATATACAATCAAGGCTTCTACGATACGGGCACTGGGGACGGGACTTTAAAGGCTTATGAACAATGAAACTAAACTACTAAGTAAAGTCCTTGCTGACCGCGACCTAGCCCTTTTATTTGAACGCGGTGTACACGACTCTTGGTTTGTTGACCCAGATAATAAACAAGTCTGGAAGCTAACCCGAGAGCACTTCACAACTTACGCTGAAGTTCCAAGTCTTGACGTAATTAAACAAAATTTTCCTAACTATAAGTTAGTAGATGTACAAGACTCTTTAGAGTACTTAATAGATGTTGTAGTTAAAGAGCGACGTGTTGCAGCCACAATCAAGATGATTGATGGTGCTATTAAATTTATAGATGCTCAAGACCATGAGACAGCGCTGCTTACATTACAGAGCGGCATGTCTAGTCTTGAAGAAGATGGCCTAAGTAAGAGCAGCGACTTAGATGTAACTAACGAGCCGTTATCTCGTTGGGATGAGTATGAGTACCGCAAGAACAACCCAGGGCTTCTTGGAGTTCCAACAGGTTTCCCTACCATGGACCTAGCAACTGGTGGTCTACAGGACGGGCAGTTGATTGTTATCGTGGCCCCACCTAAGACTGGTAAGTCAACTCTTGCATTACAGATTGCACAGAACGTGCACATGCAAGACAAGAAAGTTATGTTCCAGTCCTTTGAGATGAGCAATACCGAACAGATTACTCGTTATGACTCTATGCGAGCTCGCATTTCCCACAGCCGACTAATTAATGGTTTGCTAACACCAGAAGAAGAAGCACGGTATAAGCAAAAGCTTGAGAACATTACAAAGATGCGTGAGAAGTTCTGGTTAGTTGATGCCGCATCAGGCATGACCGTAACTGGTATTGCTAGCAAGATTCAAGTCTTGCATCCAGACATTGTATTTATTGACGGTACCTATTTGATGATTGATGAGCAGACTGGTAAGTCCAACGAGCCACTTGCTATTACTAACATTACTCGTTCTTTAAAGCGCATGGCTCAAAAGTTTAAGGTTCCTATTGTTGTATCAACCCAGGCATTGAAATGGAAGATGAGCAAGGGTCAGGTAACAGCCGACTCTATTGGTTACTCATCTTCTTTCCACCAAGACGCAGACGTGTTGTTTGGTTTACAGCGTGAAGATGAAGCGGTAGATGACACACGTCTATTAAAGATTCTTGATAGCCGTAACTCTGGACGCGCAGAAGTATCACTTATGTGGGATTGGAATAATGGCCAGTTCCGTGAGATTGATGGAAGTGACCTATGACCATAGAGGAAATGGAAGACACACTCGAAAGGTTAGGTATTGAAGTTGTCTCTACTAGAGGTTCCGAAATCCAAGGTTATTGTCCAGCACACGTTGAGCGTACGGGCCACGAAGACCGTAACCCGTCGTGGTGGATTAACTCAGACACAGGTGCTCATATCTGTTTTTCATGCCACTTCAAAGGCGGACTGTTGTCCTTGGTTTCCTATATTCAAAAGTGGGACTTCGATAAATCTAAAGAGTGGCTTGAAGATGGAACAACAAATCTTAGTGCTGCATTACAAAAAGCAGTAAAGCCTAAAAAAATATTTGAAGAGTTAACTTATATAACTGAGTCTATGCTTGCTGCGTTTGGTACTCCACCAGATGACGCATTAAAAGCAAGAGGTTTAACAGCATCAACAGCAGCTGAGTATGAGGTGCTGTGGGATAACAGACACAGTAATTGGATTACCGTTATTCGCGACCCATACACACACAAGTTATTGGGGTGGCAGGAGAAGGGCCACAAGTCTAGGTTTTTTAGAAATCAACCCACAGGTGTGCAGAAAAGTAATTCCCTATTTGGTTTTAAACAATACACAGGCGGAGACATGATTGTTGTTGAGTCGCCGTTAGATGTTGTTCGCTTAGCGTCTGTAGGGATTAAAGGTGGGGTTAGTACCTACGGTTCAATAGTATCTATGCAACAGTTTAATGTTATTAGAGGAGCCGATAGGGTTATCTTTGCTATGGACAATGATACGTCTGGGCGTGAGTCGTCCGTAAACCTTTTAATCCTTTGTCAAGAGTATGGCAAGGAAGCTTGGTTTTTTAATTATGAGCAGACCGAAATGAAAGATGTTGGCGGAATGAGCAAAGCCGAGATACAGTACGGCTTAGAGAAGGCTCGTCACATGGTTCATGGAAAGAAGGCGCTTCGATGATTATTGGACTTACAGGTTATGCACAGTCTGGCAAAGACTCTGTTGCTGATATCCTTGTTAAAAACTATGGTTATACACGCATAGCTTTTGCAGACCCTATTCGCAAACTTCTTTATGAGATGAACCCTATAGTTAAAGATGGTGGGTATAGGGTCCAACCAGTTGTTGATAGTTACGGTTGGGATGTTGCCAAGACTGCTTTCCCAGAAATTCGCACTATGCTACAGAGTCTAGGTGTCGGCGCTCGTAAAACTTTTGGTGATATGTTTTGGGTAAAGCAAGCATTAAATGAACTTCAGTTGTTTGGAGAAGTTAACTATGTTATTACGGATGTTAGGTATCCAAACGAAGCCAAGGCTATTAGAGACTACGACAACTCACAGATTTGGCGCATAAAGCGCAGTGGGGTTATCCCAGTAAATGCTCACGCGTCAGAGACTGCCATGGATGGTGAAAAGGTTGACCAGATATTTCTTAACAACGGTACCCTTGATGACCTTAAGATTCTTATACAAACTAGAATGAGAGCATACATATGATTATGGAGTACGGTTCCTGGGTCCTTGCCGTTATAGGTGTCGGAGGAATCTATTTTGTTGGACGTAAAACTATCTGGGGCTGGCTAGTGCTTCTTTTTAACGAGGTTTTATGGATTGGTTACGCTCTAACTACTGACCAGTACGGTTTTATTTTCTCTGCTCTTGCCTACGCTCTTGTCTATATTAGGTCTTATATCCATTGGTCTAAAGATAGAGTTAACGAGATACCTCTGTGACATTTACAGGAACCCTTCTGCCTTATCAACCTGAGGCTGTTGACCGCATGTGCGAGCGTCAGAAGATGCTGGTTGCTTACGACCTTGGTTTGGGTAAGACTGTTCTGACTATTGCAGCTATAGAACGTTTGATGGATGAGAACAAAATTACAGAGCCAGGTCTTATAATCTGTCTATCCTCATTGAAGTATCAGTGGGCTAACCAGATTGAGAAATTTACTAATGGAACTTCAAAGGCTTTGGTTATTGATGGAACGCCGAAGAAACGTGCAGAGCAATACGCCGAAGCTATGGACTGGCGGACTACAGGGATTGATTACATCGTTCTTAACTACGAGCAGGTTGTTAACGACTGGGATTCCATCAAGGAACTACCACGAGGATTCGTTGTACTTGACGAAGCCACAGCCATCAAATCTTTCAAGTCCAAACGCTCCCGAGCAGTAAAGAAGTTAATCAATGCTAAATATAGATTTGCCCTCACTGGTACTCCGATTGAAAATGGCAGGCCTGAAGAGCTGTATAGCATTATGCAGTTCGTTGACGCCAGCGTACTTGGTAGGTTTGACATCTTTGATGCTGCTTTTATCGTAAGAAACTCTTGGGGAGCACCTCAGTACTACCGTAACTTAAAGACTTTGCATGAGAAGATGAAAGAAGCTTCTGTACGTAAGGCTCAGAAAGACCCAGATGTTGCCCCTTACTTGCCAGACACTATCCACAAAGACCCTATAAAAATTTTCTTTGACCGCAAGGCTTCTAAGTTATACGGTCAGATAACCTCAGATTTAATTAATGACTTGGATGAAGCTCAGGATTTATTTGGACATAACTTTAATCTTCTAGCCCACTACGGCGTTGAATCTCGTCGAGGTGGTCCAGAGGATGAAATGCGTGGCAAGATAATGTCTAAGATTGGCGCATTAAAAATGCTGTGTTCCCACCCAGAGTTGTTAACAACTAGCGCTAAAAAGTTTAAGCAGATGGGTGGCGAGGGCTCAGCTTATATTGCAGAGCTTGTAGACACTGGTAAGTTAGATGGATTAACTAACTCTCCTAAATTAGATTACCTAGTTCAATATGTAAAAGACCACCTAGAACAGAGCGAAGACAACAAGGTAGTTATATTTGCTACCTACGTTGATATGTTAGATAAAGTCGTTGACGCACTGGGCGTTGACATGTGTAGAAAGTACTCGGGAAAACTAGATGCTAAAACCAAAGAAGAAAATAAAGTTGCCTTCAACACTGACCCCACTATTCGTGTTCTTGTTAGCTCTGATGCTGGGGGCTACGGTGTGGACCTCCCTGCTGCTAACCTTCTTATCAACTATGATTTACCTTGGAGTTCAGGAAACGCTACGCAAAGGAATGGTCGTATTCAACGAGCGTCCTCCACGTGGCCCACAATCGTAATCCAAGACATTCTTATTTCTGGTTCAATTGAAGAACGTCAGCATGAGGCACTGCAACAGAAAAACTCTGTTGCAAACGCTATTATTGATGGCACTGGAATGACAGAAGATGGCGGAGTGCCATTGAGTGTTGGTAGTTTAAGACAGTTTTTATTAGCAGCAAATGTTTAATGCCCCATAGCTCAGTTGGCAGAGCATCGCACTGTTAATGCGAGTGTCCCTGGTTCGAGTCCAGGTGGGGCAGCGATGCGGTTGTAGCTCAGTTGGTAGAGCGGCACCTTGCCAAGGTGCAGGTCGCGAGTTCGAGCCTCGTCAACCGCTCCAGTCCCACCTCGTCTAACGGCAGGACGGCGCCCTCTGGAGGCGTCTATCGTGGTTCGAATCCATGGGTGGGAGCTTTACACCCAACGATAATCGTTGGGCAGGTATACTTATAGGATGCCTAACGCACCTAAGACCCCAACGCGTACTATCCGCGTATCTGATAGCCTATGGACCGCTGTCCAAAAAAAGGCTAAGGCAGAGAAGATTACCGTTACAAGCGTCATTATCAAAGCGCTAGAAGATTATCTTAACAAGTAACATGGGCAAGCACCACGATAAGATTGCCAAGGCCTTGGCTCAACGCCAAGCGTCAACTCCCAATGGCTCTGGTTATAAGAAGCCTGGCAGCATGAACAAGAAGAAGACTGGCTACAGAGGAATCAAGGCTAACAACGCCAAATAGTAAGTTGACAGACCCTAGGACTTGGTATTAGGTTATAACCAAGTTCAACAGATAGGGGATTTTCATGGATACAACAGCTATCCGCTCGTTTATTAATCAATATCAAAAACTTAAAGATGAAGTAGATTTTTTAAGTAAAAGACAAACAGAAATTAAAGGTCGACTAACTCAGTCTATTGATGAGTTTGGCGCCGCCGATGAACGCGGTCACATTGTTCTTACAGTCCCTGCAGAGATGTCAGAGGAACAAGATGTAACTATTATGAAACAACGTCGTGTTGCAAAAAACCTAGACATGGATGTAGCAGAAGATATCCTTACTAAAAAAGGTATCCGCGATAAGTGTATTAAGATGGTTCCACAAATTGATGAAGCAGCAATCATGGCTGCTTTCTATGAGGGGTATTTAACAGAGGATGACATTGACACGATGTTCCCATCTAAAGTTACTTATGCATTTATCGTAGGAAAGTAATAGGCTTAAATGTCAGACGAGATAGATAAGATGTTTTCTGATTTGGATACTTATTATCCAAACAGTAAACGAAAGCGTCGGGAATTAAAAAAGCCCGAGGTAGATGTTCCAGATACATGGGATACAAAATCCTATAAAAAGACTCTACCTAATGGTAAGGACATAGAGTTCTATACCATTGGCGCTCTCGCACAAGCGTTAGGAAGACCTGTAATAACAGTCCGTACATGGATTAAAGAGGGATACCTACCGCCATCTCCTTACCGACTTCCCACAAAGAAGAACCGTAACGGGGATGACCATAAGGGTCGGAGACTGTACTCTCGGGCTCAGATAGAAGCAGTTGTTGAACTGTTTGGTAAGTCTGGAGTTTTGCACGTGAAACGTATAGACTGGCCAAATCAGCAATTAACAAATGCTATTGCTGATACTTGGAAAAGTATCCAAGTTGAAGATGCTAAAACAAACGAAACAAAGGAATGATATGTCAATCAATCGCACGGAAGATTTTCTTCCAAAAGTAGACGAGTTCTCAGTGGACTCACAAATTGATGAGCGTCCGACTCAATCAAGCAGTACCGCAGTACAATCAGGATGGGATGCAGCTGAGAAGCTCACCGTATCCGCAGGTGACTACCCAACAGAATTTAAGTTTGTTGATGGTGAGTTCACAATTGTTAAGTTCATTGACCAGAATGGTCCCTTTGCTATCTACAAGCAACACTTCCTACAGCAGAAAACTGTAGGTAAGCGCTCGTATGTATCACTAGGGGCTAACGACCCACTATGCGTAAAGCTAGGCAGCAAGCCTGAAGACAAGAGAGCATTCACGATGGCAGTGGTTACTCCCGCAGGTGTTGTACGTCAAATGCTTATCGCAAGCCCTCGCTTGTACAAAACATTGTACGCAGCAGAGTTCTCACCACAAGGTCCTTTGACCAAGAACTACTGGGCTATCAGCCGCACTGGAAAGATGCAGCAAACTGTGTATCACCTCAACGCAGTTAAGCCACGCGACCTCATGGAAGACTGGGGAATCGATTCAGACATGGCAGAAAAGGGTGTTGCCGAAATCAAGCCGTTCGAACGTTCCGTTATTAAGGAACACACATGGGCGGAACTTGAAGAAATCGCCAACTCACTTCTCTAACAACTAGCGTTCTGGGGAGCCATGTTCTTAATCCCCTTTCTAATATGGCTCCCCAGACTCTTAAGGGGTATCAATTGAACATTATTACAACAAGAGAACAATTAGATGAGATGGTTGCCTACTATCTTAAGCAAGATGCTTTTGCTTTTGACGTAGAAACTGTTGGAGCAAGACGAGGAGTTCCAGTTGTCAACCAAGTATTATGGATTAGCCTTGCGACACATGGTCGCGGGGATGTTATTCCGTTGGGCCACCCAAATGGTGAGTTTATATCAGAGAGCTTCCCACTCACGGGGCAAGGAGAGAAGCGCGTTCTCGCGGGCTTACAGGCTAGAGAGAGTGATTACTCTCGTGACCGCAAAAAAGCTACTAAAACTTTCGGCCCTGCTCCTGAACAACTCTTCCCAGCCGAAGTCTTTGAAGCATTAAAACCTTTATTTTTTAGTGACAAGTTAAAAGTAGGTCACAACTTAGTCTTTGATTTATGCTCTGTCTCTAAGTATCTAGATAAAAAAATACCTACAGGCCCTTACTTTGACACTATGGTTGGCTCATTTGTATATGACAACCGTAATAAAAACAAGTGTGGCCTTGACGACTGCTTAAAGCGCGAGTTGGGTTATGAGATGGAGAAGGGTGTTGGCGCTCAGGTAGAGGTTCACCCGTTTAGCACTGTGGCTAAATACGCATACCTAGATGCAAAGTACACTTTCTTACTGTGGAAAGAGGTAGCTAAAAAGATTACAGAAGCTGACCTAGATAATATTATGAACCTAGAGATGGGCGTCTTAGAAGTCTTATGTCATATGAAGTTGCATGGCGCACCTATTGACACCGAGCAGCTAGCCATACTTAATACCCAGTTAGAGATAGATATAGAAAAAGCTAGGGCTGAGATTTATAAGATTGCTGGTCGAGTATTTAACATTAACTCTAACCAAGAAAAGCAGTACCTCCTATACAGCAAGAAGTCCGATGGTGGTCAAGGATTAAGCCCAAAGATTCTTACAGCAAAGGGTCAAGACAAAGAGATGAAAGGTATAGACCTAGACTACGTAGATTATTCTGTGTCAGCTGAGGCATTAGAGCCTTATCGTGAGAAGAACCTGTTAGTTCACGCTCTGCTTACCTACGCAGATTTAAATAAATTACAGAGCACGTACGTAATCCCATACCTGGGAGGTGACGTTGTTCGTACCGTTGGTGGTAAATCTAAAGTAGAGTACAAAGAAAGCTTATTAGTTGACGGGCGTATCCACGCTGACTTTATCCAACATGGAGCTGAGACTGGTCGGTTCTCTAGTCGTAACCCAAACTTGCAGAATGTTCCTAACCCAGCAACTGCGCATGGTAAGGCTATCCGTAACTTGTTCTATGCACCGCCAGGATACAAACTAGTGGTCGCTGACTACTCACAGATTGAACCTCGCATTATTGCTTCTATGTCTAAGGACCCAACCATGGTTAAAAACTATTTAGAAGGTGGAGACATCTATACAACTGTTGGAGATGTCATGAAGGTAAACCGTCAGGCTGGAAAGGTTCTTGTTTTATCTATGGCATACGGCGTAGGTCCAGACAAGATTGCTCGTTCTATTGGGTGTACCGTTACCGAAGCGCGTACTTTATTAGGAAACTTTGCGGATAAGTTTAAGTCCGTAAATATCTATCGCATTAAGGTTATTGGGGCTACTAGAAGTAAACAGTATGTATCTACCCTTATGGGGCGCAAGCGTTACTTACCTGAAATTAACTCTAAAGATTTCCTAAAGCGTGGCGGGGCTGAGCGTCAGGCGTTCAACACACGTATCCAAGGGTCTGCTGCTGACATCATGAAGCTTGCTATGATTAGGGCTCATCAGATGATTCCTGAGGGGTCTAGTATCTTGTTAACCGTACACGATGAACTTGTTACTTTAACCCCAGACAACCTTGTTGAAGAAACAAAAGAGGCTATTAGAGAAGCAATGGAAGGCATCAACTTACTAGAGGTACCACTTATTGCAGATGTAACGGTTGTTCAGCGATGGGGAGAGGCAAAGTGAGTTGGTTTAATCGTTTCTTTAAAAAAGGTGGAGAGTCTTTTAACATATCTTTTGAGAACTTTAAGGAAGAGATACCGTTAGGAACGTTGATGCGTTGGTATCTATACGACACGGACCTATCTGAGCACCCAAACGAGTTAGCTTTATTGTTAGGCATGAACCCTGTAAGTGATGAGGGACATGAGCATGAGACTGGCGAAAGCGAAGCACGTCTAGATAACGTTGAGTATTTAATACCTTTTATATCCACGATTGCACAGCTAGGTGCTGATGTCATTGTTGCTATGCAAATAGATGAAATTAAAAAACGAGAACCAGACGGGTTTTTAGAAAAAGAAATTGAAAGAGAGACTGAAATGATGCATATGATGTATCAAATGATTGGTTTCTCAGCTTTATTAGGCGGCTTGTCAACCGCCATGAAACTTGGTTTAATAGTACCTGGGGAAGTTTACACAACTGACCTAGCTTATAGAAAGGATGAGGACGATGAGCAGTAATTGGTGGGCTAACAAATTAGGGAGCACACCCGCTCCAAGACCTCAGCCAGTAGCACCACAGGTTCAACCACAACAACAGCAACCTGTTTATCAACAACCTCCTTCATACCCAACAGTTCAACAAACAGTGCCTTTATCAGAACGTTGTCCTGGATGTAGAAGTAACAACTATGGTGGGGCAACTCCTGAGTCTCGCAAACGCTGCTATGATTGCGGTTATCCAATTGTTCAATCTGGAACTGGTGTTTCTGGAGTAAATAGTCCAAGAGCAGACGGTCCTACTCAAGCAGCAAAACAAGTACAAGCAGGCGGTTTTAATCCAAACACAATCATAGGACACATTTAATGAATGCAGAGCTAATAAAAGTCTTAAAGAATATTAACAAGAAGTACGGGGATGACACCATCATTCTCGGGTCTGACATTAAGACTGATGTTGCTCAGCGTTACACAACTGGCTCAGTATCACTAGATGTTGCATTAGGCGGTGGGTGGCCAGTAAACCAGTGGCATGAAATTATTGGTGAAGCTAGTAATGGTAAGACTGCTATTGCATTAAAAACTATTGCTGCTAATCAAAAGCGCGACCCAGAGTTTACAACTGTGTGGGTAGCAGCAGAGCAGTGGGTTCCTACATATGCAGAAATGTGTGGCGTAGACTCCACTCGTGTATACGTAGTTTCAACTAACGTTATGGAGCAAGCATATGAATCTGTCATCCAACTTACAGAAAGTAAAGCGGTCGATTGTATTGTTCTTGATTCTTTACCTGCCTTGGTCCCTACAACAGAAAACGATAAGGAGATGGAGGAATCTACTGTAGGTCGTAGCGCTCTTCTAACTAATAAGTTTTTCCGTAAAGTAGGCAAAGCATCTAAAAGAAGTCTTACAGAAGAAGAGCGCCCGTTTATTGGTATTGTTATTAACCAGTGGCGCTCCAAGATTGGTGTCATGTATGGTGACCCACGCACTACCCCAGGTGGTTTGGGTAAAGACTATGCGTTCTTTACCCGTATTGAGGTCCGTCGTGATGACTGGATTGAGGTAGGAACTGGACAAGATAAGCGCCGTGTAGGTCAGAGTATTAAGGCCAGAGTTATTAAGAACAAGTCAGCCCCACCATCACAGGTGGCTACCTTTGACTTCTATTTTTCAAAGGGCAACGGCCTACATGCTGGCGATATTGATTTTGCTAAAGAAATCCTGGCTATTGGTATATTAAACAAGGTAATTAGCAGAGCAGGTGCCTACTACCGTTACGCGGATAGACAATGGCAGGGTTCAGATGCTATGCTTGACGCAATACGGGAAGAAATTGATTTAAAAGAGACTTTAGAACGCGATGTACTTGACTCCATCAAGGCAGGCTCCAAGCTGGTAGCCGAGAATGAGGAGTAAAGGACAAAAGGAGTCGAAGAAGCATGAGGACCGACTAGCAAAAGCTATCGGTGGTCAGCGTACAGCTGCCAGCGGTGCCTTTTGGAGTCGTAAAGGTGATGTTCGGTCTAAAGACTTGTTAATAGAACACAAGTGGACTGGCAAAGCCACCGTAACCATCAAGGCTACGGTTCTAGAAAAGATTGTTACAGAAGCAATTCTTGACAGTCGGATGCCTGTCCTCGGTTTTAGTCTCAACAATAAAAACTATGTGATGCTAACTGAAGATGACTTTCTGGAACTACGCCAGAAACTTCAGGAGTTAATTGAGTGCACGAAGACATCGGACACGTAGAGGGCTGGAGACATAAAGCCAAGTGTCGCGGTATGGATACAGAGTTGTGGTACCCACCAAGAGATAAAGCAAAGTATAAAAAAATAGCAACCGTATCTAAAGCTGTGTGCTTTGGTAAGGACGGGTTGCCAGAGTGTCCTGTACGTAAAGAGTGTTTGCTATACGCAGAGTCCATGGATGAACAGCATGGTATCTGGGGTGGCATGTCCCACCGTGAGCGTAACGCGTTAAAGCGTAAAGCTAAGAAGGAAGGAAAAACACTTGAGGAATGGGTTCTTGACAGTGATGTGTGATAGGGTCTAAGTATGACACAACCTAAGTACAAGCCTTCGGGGGCATTAAAGAGTTTTGTAAATGCTGGTAAAAAACCAAGCAGAGTATTGACTTCAGTAGAAAGACATGTTCTTTCTAAACCAAAAGATATGAGTCGTCGCACTGACGTACTACATCCATCAGAGATGGCAAGTGGTGAGTGGTGCTATCGCGCTTCTTACTTCCAGTTAAAAGGCCATCATCCTTTAGAAAGTAACCGCACCAACAGTCTTAGATTGCAATCTGTTTTTGCTGAAGGCCATGGTATCCACGCTAAGTGGCAAAAGTGGTTCCAAGAAATGAACTGTCTATACGGTAAGTGGTATTGCAAAGACTGTGACGAGTACTTCTTTGGCGGCTCTGACTGTCACGAAGGGCCACTTGAGTATTGTGAAGTTCCGTTGTTCTATGAGCCTTTGCGCATTTCAGGTCATGCTGATGGGTGGTTAGTAAACCTAGGTGACCCACTAATGTTAGAGGTTAAATCTATCGGTATTGGAACTATCCGTTGGGAAAACCCAGAGCTAGTAGCACAGCACAGCGGTAATATGGAAAAGATTTGGGCAGATATTAAAGAGCCTTTTGCTAAGCACATTACTCAAGTACAAATTTATATGAAGCTTGCCGAGTTGTTAGAACTACCAGATTACCCAAGAGAAGCAGTGCTTATCTACGAAAACAAAGCAACACAGGATGTAAAAGAGTTTGTAGTACCTAAATCTGACTTTGCTATTGCACCAATGTTTGAGGCAGCAGCAATGATTATGGAAGCTATTAATAACAACATTCCTCCTGCTTGTAACTTAGACAAATGGGGCGGGTGTTCTAAGTGCGGAGGTTATAATGAGTGAGATAGTGGCAACAGGCATCAGCGAGATTGTCCTACAACAGTTAGAGTCCCAAGGGCTGCCATTAAAACGCTCAATGAACATCCAACCACCAGAGTTTCCAGCTGATATTACCTTGGTTGATGACCAAGAACTAATGGTTATGGCTGGTAAATATATGGAGAACTTAAACTTCCTACGTACTCAGGTAGCCTGCGCTAACCTTGCGGAGTTAGAAGCCACGAACTCCTATGACCTTGAGGTTGCTAAAGGGTTGCTAATGAAGACCACTGGTAAGAGCACAGAAAAAGCCGTCATGTTAAAGGCAGCAGTTGCTACTGATGATTACATCATGGTCTTGGATAAAGCAAAGAACTATGCTCATGCATATAGAAAACTATTAGAGACTGCGTTAGAAAACTTAGAGCGTTACTACTCATTAACTAGTCGTGAGCTCACCCGACGCACGTCTAGCAGTCGGATGATGGGAAATAGATTTGTACCATGACCATTAAAAATTTTGATGGAGGTCTCGACCTCGCAGGCAGTAGCCCTGTTTCAGTGTATGTAGGCATAGACCAGTCATATAGTGGATTTGCTATAACCCTGCTAGGAGAGGACAACGCCTTTTTTACTCAGGTGTTTAAATCTGATTTACGAGGTATAGACCGTTTGGTAGAGATTAGGGCATTTCTTAGTAATGTCCTATTTGATACGCCCATCAAAATTTTAGATGTAGCCATGGAAGATTACGCTTACGCAGGCTCAGGCAGGGTGTTCCACCTAGGTGAACTAGGCGGGATGGTTAAGCTTGAGTGTCATGCTTCTGGTCACTACCCCCTACTGGTGCCGCCTACCAGTTTAAAAAAGTATGTAACAGGTAAGGGAACGGGTATACAAAAGAACCAGATGCTACTTCACATTTATAAGAAGTGGGGTGTAGAATTCACGGACGACAACGCCGCAGATTCCTATTCTCTAGCTAGGGTGGTTTCTGGCAAGCATGAGTTAGCGTATGAAAAAGATGTGTACGAAAAACTACAAGACGTTAAATTTAGGGAACGATAATGACAACTCTAGTTGGTGTGCAGTACGAAGACAAATGCGTTTTAGGCGCAGACAGTCAGGTAACTGATGTCGATGGTCGTATCCAACGACATACACAGATGATGAAAATTTCTCAACGTGGCGACCTTTTAATTGCTGGCTCTGGTGAGGTTAACCCTTGTGATATCGCACAGCATATTTGGAATCCACCTAAGTTAACAGCAGCGCACAAAAAAGACGTTTATCATTTTGCTATTACTAAGGTTGTCCCCTCTTTACGTAAGTGTTTAAAAGATAACGGGTATAACTTTGAAGAAGAACGAGATAAAAGCAGTAACGAGCAGCGGTTTCACTTTTTAATTGCTGTCGGCGGAGAGATTTTTGATATTAGTGACGACCTATCAGTCACTCGTTCTCAAGACGGGCTATACGCCGTAGGCAACGGCTCAGCATATGCTTTAGGAGCGCTTCATGCTGGTGCTAAAGCCGAAGAGGCATTAGAAATTGCAGAAAAACTAGACGCCTATACCTCAGGGCCATTTCAAGTAGTAGAACAAGAAAAGGTAGGCTGATGCCAAAATATGATTTTACCTGTGTTAACTGTGACCGTACAGTTGAGATGCACTTTGCCTTTGATGCTGCACAACGTCCTTCTTGCGAAGGTTGCGGAGAGTTTATGATTAAATCTTACACACCACCATCAGTGCAGTTTAAAGGTGGAGGGTGGGGCGGTCAATGATTGATAAGAGTAACTATTCTTACAAAGGATTACCAGTAGTAGTTGCAGATGATGATTTTATTGAGCATTTGTACGAAAATGGTTTTGATAAAACTATAGATGTTGCTGAATTAAACGAAGAGTGGGTTGATTGGGCTAGGGAGAACGTAAATGAGTAAGACGCAAGACAAGCGAGCAGCGCGTGTTGCTGAACAACAAGAGTTTATTAAGAAACGTCGTACAGCTCAGTTAGCTGTATTTGAGTCAAACTTTAACGCTGGTTTACAGTTTTATAATGACAACAAAGACAAGATGTCAGAAGAAGAAATTGCCCTTATTGATAAAGAGATTGAAGACAACCTAGCCCTAATCCATAATATAAAAAAAGAGTGGGGTTTAGATGGCCAAGAGTCATAAGAAAAAAGACTTGCTAGAGGACGGTTGGATGACCTCTGATGAGTTTGTAGACCGCCTTACCCTTGGACTTAGGGAGTATTTAAGCTCTAATTGGGGCCACGCTAAAGGTCAGCTACATCATCCAGAAGACTTAGCAACTACTGCTTCAATTTATATGGAAGTTGCTTACAGAGTTATTGCAGACTTTAGCGGTTGTCGCCATGGCAAAGGGAATTAGAGAACTAAAGCCTGATTACACAGGCACTATGGAGTATGCGGACCAGATTTGCCATGAATGCCCTAACTGTGAGTCTAGTCTGTGGAATATAAAGGCTAGTTTTCAGGATTACGAGTTAGCCCAGTATTTGCTGGATATGGAGTGTTCTGTTTGCGGCAGCTATGCCAAGGCTCCCACGCCTTTAGACAGACCAACTTTAATTTAGACTGCATAATTGTATCTACGGGGTTCCACACTATTCGTAAACCGAGGTACACATGTCCGAACCAAAAGATGAACAAATCCTACGCGTCGGCGCAGGAAGCAACCCACAAGCTGTAGCATCAGCTATTGCCCACAGCATTTATGAAACTCGCACTTGCAAAATTCGTGCAGTCGGTGCTGGCGCAGTAAACCAAGCCGTTAAGGCAATTGCTATTGCCCGTGGATACACAGCTCCACGAGGTCTAGACCTTCTTTGCATCCCTGGCTTCTCAAGCATTGACAGCCATGATGGTCAGATTTCCGCAATTGTTTTTGATGTAAAAGCAAGTTAACCCTGTATTTCTATCCCAATAGCTATACCCTGTTATTACTCCTAAGGCCAAAGGAAACCATATGAAAAAAGACTCAACAAAGAACTCAGCACCGATTGCTCCGACATCTGCGGAACCATCAAACGCTGCAGGTTCAAAGCCACAAGTTGCTAGACCTGTAAAGGGAACACTTGTGAAGAAGACTGGCAACGCTAAGGGTGCAACAGACCCTTACACACAGGCAAAGCCAGCACGTAAGAACATTCTTGGACAACTCGCTCGCGGTGGCGCTCGCTACGGCATTCGTGTTAAGTTCCAGAAGAGTGTTGCTCCAGAAGCAGGTGCTACTCAAGGTAACGGCCGCATTTTTAGCTCAGCCATTAACCGTCAAAGCCCTAACTTCAAAGACGGCAGCAACAACTAAAACTTAATAGCTAGAGGCCCCGCTATATGCGGGGCTTTTTGCATTTTGGGAATATATTTTATATTAGATTGTTATATACTATAGATGACCGCTCAACCGAGGGTCACTTAACTTATATCGTCTAAGGAGATATATTATGGCTTCAGGCTACCCAATGGGCTCACCACATGAAAGAAATCAAGAATGGTCGATTCCCCATCAACCAAAGCAAATACCAGTAGGAACTCAACAGCTTATTAAGGGTTATCAACTAGCTGCAGAACGTTCCGTAGACCCATTTAAGGCGCTACACAATATGCTAGACCCGTGGACATTCGGGTTTGAGCGTCACCTAGAGTTCTTCCAGAACCTAGAAGACGTTCGTATTAAGTCCAACTACCCCCCATACAACATCAAGACACTGCCCGATAATAAGGCAGAAATTGAGCTTGCTATCGCGGGATTTAAGAAAGATGATGTTAAGATTACCTACAAAGACAACATCATTACAGTCGAAGGCAACCGCGGCGAAGACGATGCGGAGTACTCATATAAGGGTATTGCAACACGTAACTTTGTACAAAAGTTTGCAGTTGCAGACGACGTAATTGTAGGAGACGCAAAACTATCTGATGGTTTCTTAATCATTGAGCTAGAGCGCCTCATTCCCGAAGGCAAAAAAGAAAAAACAATCAAGATTAAATAAGGCTGTCCATGGACGTCCACTGACGTTCACCAGTGTTATTATATGATTGCAAGACGTACTGTAACCCTGTTATAGTACGACTCCCCCTTTTTGTACCGTGACCCCCTGCTAAATAAAATATTTAGCAGGGGGTTTACTTTACTTACCATCTCTGATTCTTTATGATACGCTTACTATCACACACGAGACGGGGCGAAAGGACAACCTATGCCTAGGGAAGCAGACAAAAAGAGTCTGGGTGATTTGCTTAGTGAATTAGAAGCAAATCCAAAGAGAAGCAAAAGCGCAGGTGCGTGTATTTGCGGTCGATGGTTAACAACTATTGATAAAGATACAGTAGAGCGTATGTATAAAGCATTCGGTGGAACAAAGATTCTTGTAGATATTTCTAATTACTTTTCTGCAATTAAAGAAGTGTACCCAGAGATTCCATTAGAAAAAACAACGTTCTATATGCACTTCAGAAGAAAATGCTCATGCTACAGAAACAACGGAGATAATGCCTGATGACAACAAAATTAAGCTTAAACGATATTTTAGATATGGCTATAGTAGATGCGGAAGTCGCTCCTACTAGCTGGGCTTGGCCACCAATACAACAAGCAAAGCCAACAGTTATTAAGCCAGCAGAATATAAAGAAAAACAAGCAACAAAAAATGGATTTAAATTATTCGTATTTGTACCTGACCCACAGATTGGTTACCGCAAGTACGAAGATGGAACACTAGACCCATTCCACGATGAAGCAGCAATTGATGTACATTTCCAACTACTTGCATACATGGAAAAACGCTACGGCGTAGATGAGATTGTGCACCTAGGCGATTACTTAGACCTACCAACAATGGGTAAGTACGCGCAAGAGGAAATGTTTGCACACACTGTGCAGCCAGCACTTGATTACGGCCACGCTTTGCTAGCTAAACAACGTGCTACTTGCCCAACTGCAAAGATTACTTTAATTGAAGGTAACCACGACTGCCGTATGCAGAAGTACGTAACAATGAACGCCATGGCTTCTAAGGGTATTAAACGCGCAGGCGCTACTCCAGAAGATTGGCCTGTTATGTCTATTCCTTACCTACTTCGCCTTGATGAAATTAATGTTAATTACGTAGGCGCATACCCAGCAGGAGAGTATTGGATTACCCCACACCTTCGTGCTGTTCACGGAACTACTGTACGTTCTGGTGGTTCTACAGCATCTGCCTATGTAAACAAGAACCCACACGTTTCCACAGTGTTTGGTCACGCACACCGTCAAGAAATGCAGTACAAGACTGTAGCTAATGGCGATGGCCCTATCCGTTCTGTATCAGCATCACCAGGTTGCTTATGCCGTGTTGATGGTGCTGTTCCTTCTTATGGTGCTGGTTTAAACGACCAGGGACGTCCAGTTAAGCACTGGGAAGACTGGCAACAAGGAATTATGATTGGCTGGGTACATGAAGATGACGGCCATTTCACCTTGCAACCTATTCATATTATGGATGGCGAAGCTATTTACGAGGGTAAAGAGTTTAAGGCGACCGTCTAAAAATACAGGCGTATGATTGAGGCATGGCTGCCCCACACCAAAATACACAGAATCTAGGCGCTGCAGGTATGCAGGGCACCTACACCAATTATGGTGGAGGTGGAACTCCTGTTGCTCGTTCAGAGCTAGATTTCTTACGTATTGGTCAAGGCCGTGTACCTCAAGCCGAGTATCCAGACGGTTACCTTGGAACTATTCGTACACGTCGTGACGACCGTGGACGTGGTAAACCAAACGGAACGTCAGAAAATGTACTTGACAGCTTAAAGACTCGTGTCACTCAGCGTTCATACCAACGCGGTGTTCACCGTGGTGAGCGCATTGACCAGTCTGATTATTACTACCCTGCAGGTTTAGAAAACACAAGAGGCATTGCTCGACAGATGCAAGCATCTAAAGAGGGAACTGTATATAAAGTCAAGCGTCACGTTGAGGCTTATAACTTAGTGCCTGCTCCCCACCTTCCTAACGACGGTAAAGCAGGCCCTACTGTTAAGAGTGATTCACCTGTTAACATTAATAAGGTACGTCAAGAGCAAATGTCGCGTATGCGACCACAGTGGAAGTAAAATATGCCAGGTAAATATGCAGATGGTGTCTACGGTCATAAGCCGTGGGACAAAGACCGTCCTGGACTTTACGCTCCAGAAGAAGCCGCGTTTCCTCCACAGGAGTACCTAGGGCCCTTTCAGTCTAATCAAGACCGCCTACTTAACCAATCCTTGGCAACATGGACCATGAGCAGCGAAGAAATTCAAGCTTATGTGCGCCCAAACTTGCCTCAAATAAACTTATTTCCACCACGATACGGTTATGTAACAGAGGAAATTGGTATTCAAGATATAATTGAACTACCTGGTAGAAACCAGAATCAGGTTGGTCAGCGTGTAGAGTCTGATTACTCCAATACTCCAAACACTACACAATCAACAAGCCGAAACACACTAGGAGGGTCAGTCTAATGGGACGTAATAACACAGATTTTAAAGTAGGGCAGGTTCCTGTAACTTTCCAGATGTCCTCAAAGGATGGAAGCTGGTCTGGTTCACATACATTTATGTCTAAGAGCCCAGAGCATGCTAAGGCACAAGCTCGGGACACTGGATATAAAGTACATGACGAAGGAAAGGTTGGAAACTAATGCCAGTACCACGTAGAGAAAACAATAAAGCTCGCGCTCCTAAGATTGAAGACGTTAGGGCAGCTTATTTTTCTGGTAAAGTTACCACCGAAGAAGCTAACGATTTAACTGATTCAAATAGTTTTTCCATTAAAGAGCATCCACTTAATACTAAAAACTCTAAGCCTAGTGATTTTTCTTTAGACCAAGCAGCTTATTACGCCCACAAAAGAGCAGGTCTAAATTGAGTAAAGACCCAGGTCTATTTACCGATAGCACGGGTGAAGGCATGGCTGGGGCTACAGATGTCAGCCTTGAGACCGTTTATAATGGCACTAAAAGCTGTAAAGCCTGTGGTTCAAGCATGAACCCAGTACAATCATTGAGGGACCAAGACGTTTGCCCAAACTGCAACCGTCGTAAGGCCCATCGATTAGTGAAAGGACGCATGTCATAATGGCAGTCAATCAATCACGTTCACTTAACGGAGATATGTCCGAAGGTGCAACAGACGGCAAGTATCGTAAGCGCCGTCCTAATACAACTGTAGCTGCTGGCATGGGCGACCAAGATGTGGTTAAGAACCGCGCAGGTCTACACCCATACATGAACTATGGTTTTATTAATTCAGAAGAACAATCTAAGGTTAACCCAGCGGGTAACTAACATGGCAAAGACACCACGTCGCCGTGAGTTTGACAGCGTACGCCAATTTCAAAAGTTTGGTAGTGCGTTAGACAAGCTTGGCAATAAGTCATCAGGTCCAACTAGTAATGTAACTAAGTTAGAAGATTCTGAGTATTACGAGCGCAAAATGGGCGCCGACATTATTGAGGCGCGTAACAAATGAACCCTAGTGAGTTTCAGCTTAGCGGAACAAGAGACGCAAACGGCGAAATTAAGATAAGCGCTCAAGAGGCAATGAACCCTAAAGAGCACAAGATGATTAAGTTTGATAAAGAAAACGCCGCTCAACGGGCTATTCTTTCCGCATCAGCAGATAAAGACCACCCAAATTATATTGCTGGAACTGCAATCCACGCTGGCGGTCACTTTTCTATCCCTAATACAGCAATTCGTAAACCAAATAACTATTCCCCCGCAGCAGACCACAGACGTCATAAGCTTATTACAGACGCCATGGCTGGTGGGCAAGACAAGTCTAAGGTTACCCCAACACCAAGGGGTGGAAAAAAATCAACAGGACCGTCACCACTTGAAGCAGTAGCCGCAAAACTTGGACCAAGCACCCAGCGTAAGACCACAATTGACACCGTAACTGGTAAGAAAACCGAAAAGATTTCAGATGCTGAGTTTGCTGCTAAAGAAGCTAAGATGTCAAAAGCAAGGGCAGCTTTAAAAAAGTCTAAGTAGTGTGATAGGCTACCGTCATGGGTAACAACATTGACGAGCTAGAGCCAGATAGAATGAACCTGCTTGTATGTAAGCAGTGTAAAACTATCCAAGAAATTCCGTACACCAAGACTGGTAAGTCATTAGGTGAGGGTCGTTATGACCAATCTGATAATCCATTTATTCAAATGTATATCGGCGACTGCGAGCGTCAAGGGCACTTTGGTGTCCTTAGTGACTGTTTAACAGTTGCATGGATGGGTAACCCAAGTCTTAAAGAAAGTATCCTTAATCAGATTAAGGAACAGATACTAGGTGGTGGCTCTAAGGGGCTAGACGTCCTTGGCACTAACTTCTATAACGTAAAAGACACCTATTCCTCAGATGCGATGAAGTGTTACGCTATCCATAACCGTCCCAAGGGACAGTGCCCTGACTATAAGTCAGACCGCAAAGAACTAAAACCAGATACAGCCAAAGACCGTTTAGAAGCAGGGCTAAAAGCAACAAACGCAAAGATTCACTTATGTGATTTTTGTCCTGTTAAGATGTACAACCAAAAACGTGCTTACCAAGCGAGAGGACTATACAATTGACCGAAAATATTGAAGACGCACAGGTTATTGAAACTATTGCAGAGAACACTCCTGCAGAACCTGACGCACAAACGGCTTTTATTATTATTAAGCAGGGCAATAACGATTGGTATGCAACAGCTGACCTATCTACTGCTATTACCGTTGAACGCGAAGCTACAGTTGACGACATCAAGCATGGGTGTCAGGACATTGTAGACAGCATGATGCAAAGCGCTATTGCTTACCAAGTTATGGCCCTTTTAAAGCCTATTGTGGAAGATAGTGATGATTCCGTGGCTAGTTCAATCAAACAAGCACTGCAGGAGCGCGATATACTGTAAATACAGTTAAGGGGTGTTCCTATGGCGTTCATAGAAATGTCATGCAATTGCATGGCGTCGTTCCAAGCAGATGTGCAAGAAGTTGCAAATGAGGCCCTGGTGATTATGTGGGCACAGCAGTTTGTTTCTGCGCATCAACAGTGTGGTTATATGAACCCAGTTAAGACCGATACCCCAGAGAAGCACCGTAAATTTGAGTTCGAAACCGATGTTATGCACAAAGAGAAAAAAGAAAAAGAACTATAATACCTAGATGAACTTCTATGACGCGCTGGTGAAGCAGGCTAAGCCAGTCACCATAGAGCCCTCCGAGACTTCCTACTTCAGCACCCCAGGTGCTGGGTTGGACCCTCGTCTATTTAGAGACGGAAAGATTGTCCCCCATATCCGTTCTTTAATTTATAGAATCCTTCTTGAGCATTTAAGAGCCCGCTACAGCAACCCAGAGTCATACGTACATGTGTGGTTAGCTGGTTCTGCAGTTTCTTATCAATGGTCAGCAGCAAGAAAACCAGCAGACCTTGATTGCCTTATTGGCGTTAACTACCTAGCGTTTCGTCAAGCTAATCCAAAGTATAAAGGTCTAAGTGACCGTGAGATTTCCCAGATGTTCAACGAGGGTTTTAATACGGAACTGCACCCAGTTACAGGAAACTTCTTGGATATATTTGAATTGACGTTCTATGTTAATGTGCAGTCTGACATCCGTAAGATAAAGCCATACGCAGCATACTCACTGACAAATGATGATTGGACTGTTCAACCTGAAGTTAAAGCTGTTCCTAATAATAAACAATGGGACCGCCGTGTAGCTCAGGATAAGTCCCTAGCTGTAGATATTTTATCTAGATATTCAGACGCCCTATCTAATATAGGTTCTGCTTCTACAGATGTTGCTAGACGCAATGCTGAAGCTGCATTAAAGCTAGCTGTAGACCAAGGAGCTGCTTTATTTGAAGACATCCATCAAGGAAGAAAACACGCGTTTAGTCCTAGTGGACAAGGTTACGGAGATGTATATAATTACCGCTGGCAGTCAGGAAAAGCAAGCGGAGTCGTACAAGCACTAAAAGAATTAAAAGAAATTTCTAAAAAAACAAAACAAGATTTTGAAGCACAGACTTATGGTATGGAACTACCAACAACTAGCACTCTAATAAGGAGAGCGGCTACACACTACAACTGATAGGGTATATACGTGGCAATATTAGTTTTTCTAGATGGGGTATTAAAAGATACTAGGCTTGGTGGCCCCATTCAAGACGGCATGTCTTTATATAGAACACTTAAAGAAAAACACCGTGTTTTAATCCTTTGTGATGATGTTACAAAGGGCGACCATTGGCTTCGCCAACAACGAATTAACAATATTGACGACGTTGTAGATAAATCAAATGTCCCAGCGTTGGGTGATGACCCAGACTTTAGGCTGGTTGAGTGGATTAAAAGCCAAGGCCCAGTGGAAATGGTTATTACTTCCGACCCCGATTTGACTGTTAAGTTATTGTCTGTTGGTATTACTACCCTAGTATTTATGGCTCCTACCTACATTAGGGAAGAGTTTAGACCTGATAGCCGAAAGGGTGTCAAGTCTTGGCAAAAGATTGTAGAAGAGATAGACTCACAGAACGCCGCATATAAGGAGGACCCACGGATATGACCGATACACCAAAATGTCCACAAGGATGTGATTCCAAAACTTTGGAGTATGTTGGAGATAAAGCCTGGCTATGTTCTAAATGTGGGCATACCTGGGGTCGTGAATGAAGATTATCTATTTAGGTGCTGAGGTTCCTTCAAATAGAGTAATCCTTGAGGAGACTACCGCCAATCATGTGGGAGTGAGCTACTACCGCCTGGTGCAACGCGGCCTGCCAAAGACCAAAGAGTATCTATTAGAAAACTACTTTAATAAAGATTTTTATATTTATGTGTCCCCTGGCCTACCCAAGACTCTGAAGCTGGGCCTAGCTGAGCTAGAAGAGTTCGCTGCTGGTTACGAGCATTTTGTGGCTGTAAATATGGACAGGCTTACCACCTTTTATGAAATTAATGGCTACGGGATTGACCCAGAGTTCATAGACCAACAACGCAAAGATGTGTGGTCAGAGGTCCCACCTGCTAAGTTCGTGCCTGTATGGCAGCCACAGACAGGCTACGACGGCCTAAAGAACCTAGTTGAGTATTACCTAGATGTTGCTATCCCAGGCGACGCAATTGAGTCAGAGACCCAGTTGGCAAGCGCTACACGTATCCATAGCAAGCGTCAGGGAACCCGCTGGCATGCGCTAGGATGCGCCAAGCCAGATAACCTGCGCCAAGTCCCATTTGACTCCGCAAGCACCTTGTCGTGGTTATCGCCCATGATGCATGGTGAGACTATTATTTGGGATGGCACTAGGCTTGTCCGCTACCCAAAGAAGATGAAGGACCAAGCACGTTCTAGATACAAAGCTACCTACGAAAAGGCTGGCTTAGATATAGATAAGATTCTTGAGGATGACCCGCAAGAAGTTGCTAAGTTAGCCGTGTGGTCTTACGAACAGTTTGAAGTAAGGATGAATATGATAAGCGGTAATCCAGAAGACCCAATGTTATATGATAACAGTGAGGGGAGTGAAGTGGAGCAAAGTGGGGAAAGTGCTCCTGCCGTATATGATAATAGGGGGGTAGATATGCGGAAACTTGAGCCGCGAAATCCCGCCGAAATGGGCAATCTTCCAGTCTTTGGATTCAATACAAAGACCGAAATTGACGAGGATGGCACTATCAAAGATGTCACTGCGGTTAGTTCTCAACAGACCTCACTTCGTGCATGCGACACATGTTTTGTAGCCGCTAACTGCCCTGCTTTCAAGCCCCAATCTGCTTGTGCTTTTAAGTTACCAATCGAAGTAAAGACTAAAGACCAACTCAAGAGTTTAATTAATGCAATCATAGAAATGCAGGGACAACGCGTTGCTTTTATGCGTTTTGCTGAAGAAATGAACGGTGGATACGCTGACCCTAACGTTTCTCAAGAGATAGACCGCCTATTTAAATTGATTAAAACAACCAAAGAATTGGACGACTCGCGTGAGTTTATTCGCATGACTGTAGAGCGACAAGGCTCTGCTGGTGTGCTAAGTTCTATCTTCGGAGACAAGGCTCAAGCCCTAAAAGAGTTACCAAATGGCGGGTTCACCGAAGCCCAAACCACCGAAATAATCAAGGGCGCAATAGAAGAATAGGATTTCTTATTATCATATAAGACAACCTAGCAACACCCTGGAACAGGGTTAGTTCTAAAACAGATGTAACGCACGTATAAACTATACGTTCAATTAAACAAGAGGAGATTACGATGGCATTTACTTTTCGCCTAGCAGAAGAATTTTTAAAGGACTACCGCGAGAAGAAAGTGCCTTGGGGATACCAAGATGCCGCTGGTAACTCAGTTGGCGAAATTACCTTTTTAAGAACCTACTCCCGATTAAAAGAAAATGGGGAAAAGGAAACTTGGACCGATGTTTGCCAACGAGTAATCGAGGGCATGTATTCAATCCAGAAAGACCACTGCAAGTCTCAGCGTTTACCATGGAATGACTCCAGGGCTCAGGCTTCGGCTAAGGAAGCCTTCGACCGTTTGTTTAATTTAAAGTGGACTCCACCAGGCCGAGGTCTGTGGGTTATGGGCACCCCAATTGTCAATGAGCTCAAGAACTCTGCAGCACTGCAGAACTGTGCTTTTGTCTCTACTTCTAGCATGTCTAAATTAGACCCTGCCAAGCCGTTTGCTTTTCTAATGGAAGCATCAATGCTGGGCGTAGGTGTTGGCTTTGACGACAAGGGCGCAGACAAAGATTTCACAATCTACGAGCCTAAGTTGCCAGAAGTAACTATCCAGATTCCAGATACCCGTGAGGGCTGGGTTGAGTCATTAAGCATGCTCATCAACTCTTATTTAAAACCAGAACAGCCTGTTTATGTATTTGATTACTCCCTAATCCGTCCTGCTGGCGTTCCCATCAAGACATTTGGAGGCACGGCCGCGGGCCACGAGCCGCTGGAGAAGCTGCACAATCACGTCCGCTCTATCTTTAATAAGAAAAGGGCCAATTCTAAATTAACAAGGGTAGATATTGCCGATTTAGGTAATTTAATCGGCGTGTGCGTTGTCTCTGGCAACGTCCGCCGCTCAGCCGAGCTACTCATGGGTAGATTAGATGACCAAACCTTTTTAAATTTAAAGAACCCTGCCAAGTTCCCAGAGCGCAACTCATACGACAGCTCAGCTCCTGGTTGGGCCTGGATGTCTAACAACTCCGTTGAGGTATCAGTAGGTTCTAATTTAGAACACATTGTTGAGGGTATTGCCCTGAACGGTGAGCCTGGTGTTATCTGGATGGATGTTACTCGTCAGTATGGTCGCCTTATTGACCCAATCAATAATAAAGACCATCGAGCCGCTGGTTACAATCCATGTGCAGAACAGTCTTTGGAATCATTTGAGTGTTGCACTCTGGTTGAAACCTACCTCAACCGCCACGACTCTATAGAAGATTACAAGCGCACATTAAAGTTTGCCTACCTCTACGCGAAGACCGTCACATTGCTACCTACCCACTGGGAAGAAACTAACGCAATCATGCAACGCAATCGCCGCATCGGAACTTCTATGTCTGGTGTAGCCAACTTTGCAGACCGCGTAGGGCTACCAACTCTTCGTGTGTGGATGGACGAGGGATACGCAGTTATCCAAAACTACGACCGCACATACTCCGAGTGGTTAGGTATCCGCGAATCTATTAAGACTACGACAGTCAAGCCATCAGGAACAGTATCTATTCTTGCTGGTGAATCTCCTGGGGTGCATTGGACTCCTGGCGGTGAGTATTTCCTTCGTGCTATTAGATTTGGAAACGATGACCCTATGCTTCCTCTCTTTAAGGCGTCAGGTTATAAAGTAGAAAAAGCTTCGGAATCTCCTAAGACTACTAGCGTGGTGTTTTTCCCTATTAAGTCCTCTGCAAAAAGGTCGGAAAAGGATGTCTCTATTTACGAGAAGATGTCTCTCGCAGCGATGGCACAGCGTTATTGGTCAGACAACAGCGTTAGCGTTACAGTATCATTTAATGCAAATACTGAAAAAGACGCCGTAGGAACAGTGCTACATATGTTTGATGGGCAACTCAAAACCGTTTCTTTCTTACCTATGGGGAACGAGACTTACCCACAGATGCCATACACACAGATAACTAAAGAAGAATACGAAAAATCTACTATGAAGTTACTGCCTATCGACTTTACTGATGTCTATGCAGGAATGGCAGCCGATGCAATCGGTGAGAAATACTGCTCAACGGACTTCTGCGAAGTGCCTATAAAAGATAATTAAATATATAAAGTAGAGAGCCCCCCTAGACCCGAACTAGGGGGGCTTTCTTTATGCTATAGCGCTGATTACGGCGAAGGGACGGAAACCATAATCAAGGGCGGAGATGAGGACACCCTGCGCTATTAAATCCTAACCACAACTATTGCAGTAATTATATACTCTCATCTCTCTTATAGCAATTAAGAAAGACCTACCGCAGTGATAGCAAGACACCATTTCTGTTGTCCTGCGTCTCTTATGTAACTCTACTAAAACTTGGTAGTTACTTATATTAATCTTCATCGTCGTCTCCTAACTCAAACTCTTCAAACTCTTCTTCACTCTCTTCAACTACTGGTGAAGATATGTTCCAATCGCCGTTAGGGACAATAGGGTCAAAAGAATAGTTAAAAGTAGACATTTAAGTAATTAAATCTCTCTCTTAAATATAACTTGTCCTGCAAACTCTGTCGGTTTTCCCTTCGCGTCAAGCGTAGCTCCTGGGCCCATTTTTACAGACTTGCGTGTGGTCATCTTGATAACCATCTCTTTAATCCAACGCTTACCTGCGCTCGCGTTAGACCATGCGGTTGTTACAATTACATTACCTTCGTCGATACCCTCATCATAAGTAGTAACGCGGGCTAACCATGCGCCACCTTTTTCAGGGTTCTTCTTTAGTGTTGCGTCAAATACTACATTTACTTTTTTACCCACTTGTTACTCCTTAGTAATAGGCCAATGGTATGGCAAGGTTTCATCTACATCAGGGAAGTATTGCCGATAATGTTCTGCAAACTTCCTAACTAGGTTCGCTTGGTGCGACCTATGAAAGTCGGGGTCGCCTAGCCATGAAGGATAGACTACAGGCTCAACAGGGAACTTGTCTAGTAGGGTGTCCTTGTAACCTCTCTCTCGCCACTCAACACAAACTATGCGCCCATACTCGTAAAGGGCAGGCTCGTAATCTTTCCACATGAGAACGGCAGGGTGGTTACGCCAACCGCCACCTTTACTCTCTCCGTTAAGAACTCTCATAATTTGGTAAGCCTCAACTCTCTGCTTACCTAATCGGCGCATGTCCAGCACCCTAGCACTCTCTCTAAAATTAGATAGCGGTAGGAAAGTCTGCATGCTACTTACAATCCTCTTTCTGCTCTAGGCACTTATGGACTTCCCATAAGCCCTCTTTCATTAAGTCACCGCACCAATTACACATCATCTCTCTCTCTCCTATACTTTATCGGGGCTACCTTGCGGTATAGCGCATAATACACAGAACGCTAAGCCAATCTCTCCTGCTTCTTCATTATAGACATCATCAGGGAATAACATCTCTCCCTTTTCAAACTCTAAAAAACATCTGGCGCACCTCACGATACGCCGTCCATTTCAGTAACGGATTTCTTTTCTATATTTAATCCTTTATCTTTCTCTCCACACGCACAGTTTCCGCAGCCACAACCGCCACCACCGCCGCCACTCAGCGTAGGTGCATTTTCTTGGGTGTAAAGTATTTCTTGTCCAGCGTTATCTCTCATTTGATTATCTCTTTTCTATATTAAAGGACTACATAGGGAATAGGTTTAGAGCAGGTATCGCACTCTCCGCTACAGCAGGTGCAGTAACTATCATAGACATGGGAGTTACTTTCGGGTAATTCCCAACAACACACTCTCTCCATATTATTTTTTACCTTCCGCGTCGGTGTTAGCGTCGTCGTATCCTGCCATATAAATAGCAGATAACCTCTCAACCAGCATATTAGTTGCGTTATCTATATTAGGCATTGAAGCCTCAAAATACATAATTTGGTCGGCTTGGTCTTTAATATCCTCTAGTGCATCAGCGCTTATCATCATCTATCACCGCCTCTCCTTCCTGTATCTTTCCGTCGGCTAGGGTTAGCGTATCTCCATAACCTTTCCACACGACATTACCTTCGGGGTCTGTAATAGTAATAAGGTTATCGGGGTCTTTAACCCATTGTTGCAAGGCGTGGGAGTTGATAATAGTTTCAACGCTAGCAACACTCTCTCCCTTATATTTATTTCCATTAAGGTCTATCTCTGCATACCACTCGCCTTCGTTAGCCTTGTTAATAGCATTAACGCATGGGTCAAGCATACTTAGTGGGATAGTCTTATTGAACTTGTTTTGCAGATGATACGCGACCTCTGCGTGTAGCGGTGATAACTCCTCTACCGCGTCGTCGTCATGCTCGATAACTTCTGCGTCGATAATCTCGTTCCCGTTAGCGTCGTAATCCGTCATTAGTTTTCTCTCTGATAGTTGTTGTATATATTAAACTAGCGCTCTGACGCGATAGTCTGCCTTGTGCTTCAGGTTGCCGTATTCTTCTCCAACCCACTCGTCGGCTAAGGCTATCGCTTGGTCTGCGTTTTCCGCTTCCCATGTTGTCGCCATATTAACTATCACTTGCACTTCGTATCTAGGCATATTCCTCTACCTCTCGCTCTATGTAGCCTTCTACAATTAAACTATCTAGTAAGTCTGATATATCGCCTAGCCGACCTCTTAACTTCGGCTCGGTTACTGCGTATCGTGCTTCCTCTATAGCATTTACCATAGAGTATAGGTTTTCCTTTGTATAGTCCATTTATTTTTACTCCTCTATCTCATCTAGTCGGGTAATCATAGGCGCTTGCAGATTTAAGTCTGCGATAACCTTAGTAAGACTATCAACCCACTCGTCAATATCTTGTCGTTCATCATGGTAATCAAGGTTATCTAGTCGGGTATCTTTGCTACCGCGTAAGTAGTTTAGGTCAAGGCTTGCACCTAACGCCGTATCTATAAGGATAATAGCCGAACTATCGCCCTCTAGGTATTTCTTGCATACTTCGTCGTATATCACTTTATCCCCTATCTGATTTTAGTATTGTCCTCTAAGTAGAACGCATAGTCAATAGCGCTAAGCGCTAGGTTATTTAGATTTTCCGTTTGCGGGTGGTTGGTATCTTGCACTATGTCTAGTATCTTGTTAAGCGTTACTTTAAGCATTTCCTTGTAATCTATATTTATATTGTCTGTGCTTTGTTCAATTTCTATGTCCATGTTTTTACTCCGTTTAATTTTTATTAACCTTCCGTTTTAGTTTGTGTAGGGCGTGGGGGGAAGGGTTAGCCCACGCCCTAACTCTATATTTATCTTATCGTCTGACGACCTTCATCTGCGACTTCACTAGGTCTTTGGCGATAGCGATAATATCTTTCTCATCATCTACTATCTTAAAGAACTTAGCGCCATGACGATAGCGGATAATCATTTTCGCGTAGTCCTCGGGGTGATTTTCTTTATACCACTCTAGCCCACCAATAAATACCACCTGTGTTAAGACACCTGCGTTATTCATGCGAGAGATAATCTGATTATTGAGGTCGTCGCTATCCCACTCGCCGTCGGTGATAATGAAGCATATCTTTATCCCCTTACGGCTTGCGTTAAGGATACGCTCTGCCTCGATTAAGCCCTTAAAGGGATTAGTGCTACCGCTAGTTTGGCAGAACCTCATCTCATCACTCTTAGCCTTATCGTCTGCTTTATATACGATACGACTATCGTGGTTGAACTTATAGACAGTAACCCTGCCGTTGATACGCTCGATACCGCGCTTTAGTATCCACGCCGTTTCCATTGTCTTATGGATACGACCGCCCATGCTACCGCTAGTATCTACTAGGATTACCGCTTCAATATCGTTGCTATCGTTGCCTTGTTCCCACCTATCAAATAACTTATCTATGTTATTTATATCAGCGTTCATGGCTCGACCGACATTGAGGCGACCGCTTTCTACTTCTAGTTGCCATGCAGGGTCGTTATCTATGCGTAGTCGCTCTAACTCCACCGCGAAGCGTCGAGCGCTTGCGGAAGTAGTCATGCTTACGGACATATTAGAATAGGAAGCGGATTTAACTCCGCTACGCATTTCCTCATTATCCATAATCGCTCTACGGACTTCTGCGGTATCGCGCTTCACCACTTCGTTGTTTTGTAGATTAGATAATTGTTGGTTGATAAGGTCTTTAATAGCCTTATCGTCGTCGCTCATCTTATCTTGAACTTCTTTAGTAGTGATAGGACTATCACCGCCACCTGCGCCTTCGCTTTGTTGTGCTTCGTCGCTAGGGTTATCATCTAAGGTTTCGCGCTTGGTTGAACCTTCCATGCGGTCGGCTTTTTCTTGTAGGCGGTCTTGTTCCTTAGCGCTTTCGGCGCGACCTTTTTTCATCATGCTTCGGTCGATATGTCCGTCGCACTTACCTTCGCCGTTCGTAGGCATAATGGGTGGTGGCGTGTCCTCATCTGTTCCCATGTATTTAGAGAACTCTGCGATAAGCCTTTTAGCGCGGTCATAATCTTTGGGGAAAGATAATGTCCGATACTCATGGATAATATCCGCTAAGGTTATCGCTAGCGCTTGCCCGAAGTTTGTGGCGAAGCGTGTAGCAATTTCTTGTCGGATATTTATATCAAGGTATTTTCTACCTGTGATAAGGATAAATAGGGAAGCCCACTCGCTACTGTCGCCCTTTAATATATATTCAAGGGTTGAAGCCTCTAGGAAAGGTTGCGTTGCAGGATACTTTGCTACCAATAGTCGTTCGATACGACTATCCTCTAGGATATTTAAGCAACGCTTATACTTATTTTGTATAACCCATTGACCTAACTCGCTATTGGCGCGTGGCGTGTATTGGATATGTCCGACCTCATGGTAGTTGAACCCATGAAGGCTAACGATAGTGTTATCGTCAATATCCTCTAATAGTGTGGCGTTGAACACGATAGCCTTGCCGTCGTTGTATGCGGTGGTATCTAGGTTGGGGTCGTCGTCTATCTTAACCTCTACCTTGTCGCCTGTGATAATACTATCGGCGCGTGAGTAGATAACACCCACGCTCGATAGCGCCTCTTTGTGTGCTTGATAGGCTTCTTGCTTGGCTTCAATATCAACGCCATATTCCATAACGCCTAAGTCGCTATTCCATGACGCACTTTGATATATCTCGTTCATAAGCCTATCTAGGCTATCTTGCTCGTTACGCCACACTTTAGATACCTACGCTTGGTGAGTAGGAAGTAATAGGGATATTCATAACGGAAGTGTCGCTAATCTTATCCTCTAGTGTTTCTGTAACGGCTTCATCTGTTTTAATAGAAAGAACCGCTAAGCCTAACTCCTCTGCGATATTGTCGCGGTGAGTATTGACTACTAGCCTTACTGCTGACCTTTCCTCATCACCCTCGAACGAGTTAATGTAGTTGTAGGTAGCGAACTCCATGCCGAACGCTTTGGCGTTGGTAATGAAGGCGACTAGCGAGCGTGTCGATACTGGCGTAGCGAGTGTGCCCTTGTTGAACTCGGCGCGTAGTTGGTTTGCCATTTCCACTAGCGACTTATTCTTTAGTAACTTCTGTTCAATAGGCTTATCGTATGGGAACGATAGTCTTACTGCGAAGCGGTCGGCGAGTGCCTGATTAAGTGGGCGAGTGCCACGATAGTCGGGGTTCATGTCGCCCATGATTAGTAGGTCGGGGTGCGCCTTGATTACTTCTCCACCATTTTCCATTAGTTGTATCTCACGACGATAATCTAATAAAGAAAAGATAAAGGTGAGAAAGCGCTCGGGTGCGAAGTTAATCTCGTTGAACAATAGAACACCGCCGTTACGGACTATCTCTGTAACCGCGCCGTCTTGCCAACGGAAGTGTCCGTCGGGAGTTGGTATCCAACGACCGACTAGGTGCGAAGCCTCTAGCCCGATATGGCAAGCGACATTGAAGTAACGCATACCGCGAGCGCTAGCATAAGCCTGTGCGCTCATAGTCTTACCGCTTCCTGCATGACCTTCGATAAGGATATTCATGGAGTTGGCTAGTGCGTGGTCATATACCTCGAAGTCGGTAAGGTTATCAACGACCTTGCGGTTGATATAGGTCTGCGCCCACTTTTTGTCGGGAACGCTCACCATAGCATTTACGAGCGATAGGCTTGTTTCGTTGGTTGGTCGAACCTCGATAACCTTATTAGTGGTCGTTGCTACTTCCACTATCTTTGCTTCCGCGATAGGCGTATCTGCACCCTTAAAGATAGGCTTAATAGATACACCCTGATTACGGCGTTTGTCCGTAATGTAATCATTGAGGCTATTGTCGCCAATTTCTAGGCGAGCGATAAGACTACCTGCAACCTCATTGTGGTTGCTGATAACCTCATCATTGACCGCTTCTGCGGTTTCTAGTGCATATAGCGCCTTGATACCGATATTGGTAATCTGTCCTAGTTTCATCATGTCGCGGTCGCGGTCGCTGATAACGACGGCGCATACTTCGTGTGAGATAGGAGTGCTTGGGAGTTGTGCTAGTGCTACCTGCTTCCATGCCTGACCTCTGCCCTTCATGCCGTTCGATACGCGGTGGTAGATATATACCTCGGTATCGTCGGATAGGATAAGTGTCTGTGCCTGTGCAGGTAGTCCTTCGAGTTGGTCGTCGGATACGACCATTAGTGCTAAGGACATCTGTGTAACCCTTCTTAGTCGCCATTATTGGCTTAGTTCCTATCTAAGTCTATTTCCGTATTTACTGCAAGGTGGCAGGGCATATATTTGATTACATTTTGATAACGATTATTGGGTAGTTATCCACAACCTGCTGAACAACCTATGAACAACCTTCTTATGCCTCTCTGTGAAAAATCGGCGCGGTAATAGGGTTATCTCTTGTTATATAGAGAGAGATATAGGGAAGGGATAGGACTACTGCTCTCTCTGCTCTCTCTGCTTCTTATCATATAGCCGATAGGGCTACCCTGTCGTAAGTCTGGCTGTGCGCCCGATAAGCCTATCGGCTCTCTCGGCAGTAGCCTAAACTTCCGAACTTACTCTCATCTCTCTCGGCTTTCAAGCCGACACGCCGTATCTCTCATGTGATAAGCGCCACACGCCGTAGGGTTTGTGTTGGCTATAACTTCGTTATAGCCAATATTGCTATAAATACAAAGTATTTATAGCAATAGGGGTTTCAAGGGGATTCCCCTAGGGTGGGTGGGTGGGATTCAACACAAACATTCGGGCATGAAATAAGCCTACCGCCCATGCAACGGTAGGCTTACCTCTCTTATCGCCAAAGGGGAAGGGATAAGGTTGTTAGCAGATTTGGAATCCACCGCTATCGCGGAGAAACTCTGCAAACTCTCGTATATTGTCCTCTGTTAGTGGGTAATGACTAGCAAAGGGTTCTGTTTTTCCGAAACCGCGACACCCATTACATGTGCCATGCGTTCTTCCTACCAAGATAGCAATATCTTCGGTCAGTTCTTTGGTTGGCATACCACCCTCAACGCCTATCTTATCTTCTCTGATACCTGAACCTTCGCAAATACGGCAGGTATCCCATTCTAGTTGGGCTATCTCCATATCTCGTTCCTTGATATATGCGAGCGCCTCACCGCTTTCTAATTTTAGAAGCAACAATAGGCTTAGCGCCTGTGCTTCCTCTGCGGTCTTTAGCCCATCTCCGTCGTTAGTGTGCCCATGTGGCACTCTCGCCTCTAGAGTGCTATCTACTTCACAGCAGTAATCCCATAGTGGTCGCCACCACCATACATTATTACGGAAATACTCACCGCGCTCGCTAGTTGGAGCGATACCATATACATCCATTCCCATAGTTGTCTCCTAGTCTTGGTGTTGGAAACGAATATAGTTGTCGTCTCCGTCGTCTTGTAGGTTAGTATAAATAACCAGTTGTCCGTCGTCTAGCGCCTGAATATCATAATCAGGACATATCTGCACTAGCGCGTTTCTGAACTCGTCTCCTTTTATCACTTTGCCACCTCTATCATCATTGTTGTCCAGCCCTCATTACATTTCTCCATAACAGAGGTAAGACTATCGGTGATAACCTCTGCGCCAGCCTCGGCTAACGCCTCGTTAGGCACATTTGAGGTCGCATACTCTAGATACTTGTGTTCCTCTATACAGATATTGAAGTTGATAGCGAATGGTATCTCTACCATTTTTACGCCGTTGATAACCTTAGTCGTCGTCATTGTCCTGTTCTCCCTTTAGTAGTGTGCGGATTTGTTCATCTTGTTCCTCGTCCATAATCATATATGGGTCAAACTTGCCGAACTTCTTGGCGAACGCATTAGGACGAAGCACTAGGCTGATGTCCTCGGGTAGGTCTATATCATAAACCGCACTAACCTTACCAGCCACGCCCAATAGGCTTAGTAGTGGTTGGAACGCACCCATACCCCAAGCGGTGTGGATAGCGATAGATAGTGCTGATAGGTCGTCGTCGCTAGGTTCGTTTTCCTCACTTAGCGGTTCTAACGCGGTGTTGGCGAGCGCATTGACGAGTTTCATCTGAAACTCCTCTTTCTCCTTGAATACTTGGCACATAATCGCGCTCTTTAGTCTGCCGTCTGATAGCCCTAGTGTTCCTTGCGGTAGCCTAGGATTATCTTCTTCTTCATCTTGTAGATGTATTGCGGATATGATTTCCGAAAAGCGATACTTTCGCTCATCTCTCGTCATAGTCATAGGTATATCTCCTTATCCCTTTGGTGCGGATACTAATTTACCCTATCTCTTACATATAGGGAACACTCTCACGATTACATTTGTATAACGATTTCTCGTAGGTTATCCACAGGCAGAGTTTGTGTTGGGCTTGCTTAGCGCTTTATGGCTACGCCATAAAGCATATAAAGCAGTAATAGCTAAGCAAGCCCAACACAAACAATAGTCTTAGCGCAAAGAGAAGCCCCCTGCCACACGTCCATGGCAGGGGGCTTATTAGTAGAGGGGCTACTAATCCTCGTTTTCTTCGGCGCTGACCTCAATGTTGTCGCGCAGGATACCGCTGAAGTCGACGTAGTAACTGTCGTCTGTGACTGTAGCGGAAGCGTCCTCCCCAAGGGCGCTGACTGTAAAGTTGACCTCGATGTCGGAGAAGTCAAGGTCTTCAGTAACCTTATCGCAGGCGTCGTCCTCATCATTTGCCTCGATGTTTTCGACGAAGAGAATACTGTCGCCGAATAGGGTTACTGTTACATTGTATGTAACTGCAATTTGTGATACATGTGTCCAACGATTTTCGTCGGCTATTTTGTTGTAAAGTTCAACGGCGTAATCCTTGGACATGTTGCCATGACCAATTTCGCGCTTGAATACAGTAATAAGGCTATCCTGTATCTGTCCCTCTACTCGTGCGGTGACATTCTCAACGCACTGCTTTTCCCAAACTATCTTCAGTTCGGTAACGTCACTCTCACCATAGAGAGTAACTCCGTCTTGGATAATCACTTTATCCCCTCTTCTCTGTAGGTATTTCCTACATGTCCTAATCTAATAGTAAGTAGTCTCTCGTGCAAACCAATACGGTAAATTTTTGATAACGTTTCCAGGGAAGTTATCCACCGGCTGCCAGAGTTTGTGTTGGGCTATCTGGCTATCAACTAATACATTAATTGATAGAAAAGTTTCATTGCCAGCCAGATAGCCCAACACAAACAAAGATAGCCCTAGCGGTGTTCTGCGCTAGGGCTATCGGGTATTTCTCCGTGGGGGGAGAAATTTACAGGAGCGAGGTGTCTATAGACTCGCTGATTGCTTTTAGTCGTCGTGCATAGAGACGCGCTAGAGACTTATACTTATCGCGCTCTGCGATAAGGTCATCTATCGTGCGTTGGACTTCACCGACGGCAGCTTCACGGCGCTCGGACTTAGTCATCTTGCGGACTAGTTTAGGCTTACGCTTTCCGTCCTTACCATTGTGGATACCCACATGGATAGACATCTGCGGTTGTGTAGATTGCATGACGCCACAGGTGTTACAACCATAATTGGTTATAACCTCATTGGCTTCAGTTAGCCATGTTAGTTTCGACATGGACGTAAAGAACTTGCCTGCCCGCATTGGGTTAGGCACAGTATCAGTAATTACGAGAATTGCATTTGGCATTGAGAACACTTATATCACCCCCCATCTTATTAGTTACACTCTCACCTTATTGACGTTCAATAAGAGGTTATTCATGATTGCTCCTCTTCTATGAACAGTATCTCTGCTCATGTAGTTACTCTAACATTGAGTGACGCAAATATCTTCCCCCATTTGGTTACAGCTTTATAACGATTCCAGGAGACTTATCCACAGGCAATGTTTGTGCTGGGGCTTTATATATGGGCAGGAAAGACAACTACCCTGCCCATAAGCACATATAAAGCCCCAGCACAAACAAATGAGCCCCCAGCTTTTGGCTGGGGGCTCGCTTGCTTATCCTACTAGGCGCTCGCGAACTCGCGGACGGCAGAGAGAATACGTGCCTTCTCGGCATTGACCATTGCATCAAAGCCAGATGCAGCAGCGACGATTGCCTCGCCATTGGCGGTGCGTGATGGGCGGTAGTAATCTAGACGCTCGGTCATAGCGTTTAGAGCACCCCATGCGGTGCCACGGATACCATCTTGAGTTGGTGCCTTGAAATACAATTCATCAAGGACGTCCATCTTTTGCTGGTGCTTGGTAGCAGTGCCTTTTGGCGCATTATCGTCCAAAGGATAGATTGACTTTACAAGGTCGCTCCATTGCTTGGCAGATACCTCGGTCTCAAAGAGAGCCTTAGCCATGGTTTCGAATTCATCCATGTGTGCGAATGTTAGCCCTAGGACTCGGCGAGCCTCGGCAACGCGACCCTCAACTTTCAAAGTGTGGCGCACTTTGAATGATTGCTTGGTTGAGCGTAGCGCCATGTTGAGTGTGTTTTGGCAGACAACACGGACGGGTGTGATGGATGCTTGAACACTTGCAGAGCCATCATGTGAAGAGTGGACTAGCAGATAAGTCGTAGTCTTATCGGCGATGCCATCTGCATCAAGAATAAATTCGCGTGGCACGACCAAAGAGCCAAAGACAACTTTGCCATCTTTGATTGAGCCAGCAGACTCCCATGATGCGCCACCATCAAGGATGTTATCGCCAAAGTCGAAGAGGTCTTCGTTTTGGAATACGCGGTAACGGTCTCCTACAACGGCGAGCACGTCGGTGCCTTGGTCTGCAGGATTGGTGCGGACAACATAATTCATGTTGCCCTTGGTGCGGTATCCATCTGGATACACGCAAGGCTCAAGGCGGACATTCCAGTCCTTGAGCATAGCGCCCTTGAGCATGTCGGCGGTTGATATATCCGCATCCACGTCAAAGGTGGCATTGGCTAAGCCATGCCACGCTGGGGCGCCACGCAGGGCAAATGCAACTTGCCCATTGTCGAATTCTTCTAGGTTATGAGCCATGAGAATTCTCCCCTTTCGATAAGACTAGGCGGGTGCCTAGTAAGCCCATCTTATGCGAGCGCCAGCATTATTGTCTACTCTCGGTTGGTTACGTTTCTATAACAATCTCATCCACACCCTGTGGATAACCCTGTGGAAAAGTTTGTGTTGGGGCTTATGGGGCACGGGATATAGCTGCTTTAGCGTTGCTATATCCAGCCCCAATCCATAAGCCCCAACACAAACAAATCAGCCCCAGCCAATTGGCTGGGGCTGAGTCGTAGGGGATTTATGCAACTAACCTTTCGGCTAGCGCACGACGGATAAACGTTTGCGTTTTGCTGGTAGTAGGTGAGAACTTTTGTTCTACGATATACCAACCATTTGCGCCAAACCATGCGATAGGCGTAGCGTAGGAGAAGACTACATACGCGCCAGGCTTGAAGTCTGCCACTAGCTTGTTGTATTCATCACCTAACCTTCCCGCGCTGGGTGTGTAGTTGTAATACTTACCGCTTAGGCTTGACGCTTCAAACGGCTCGCGGTTTGGTATGCGCTCCATCGCTACTTTTTGGCTAACGTGAAGTTTCATTGTATTTGACCTCCTCGCGGTATTGTTCTGCAAGATAGTCTGCGTGTGCGTCTGCGTAATACGAATTCGTATCGTGCTCCCAGCGCTCGCGCTCGTCTGCGCTTCCTTCACTATAACCACGGAACCAGCCCGCACGATAAGCGAAGTATCCAGCAATACACGCGACGAGTATATCCACGAGTAAGTTGAAGCCGTTATAGAAGATGATTTCATTAGGCATTTACCTTCCTCGCTTCCTCGTTTGCACATGGATAGCAGATTTTTTCTATTCTATCCATGCAACCTAGTAGAAACGCATCTACGCCACTAAATACGATTCCTTCATCTGTTCCACATATTGAACACTTGTTCATTTCTAACCCCTTTACTATAAACGCCCCTTGCGCTTATGAGATAAGACTATTACACCGCGCCAGCAATACGCAACGCGACACGATTACTTTTCTATAACGTTTTTACTATAGTTATCCACAGGCTCTCTCTGTAGTAGTGGGTTCGTTTGCCTTACCCTAAGCCAATGTTTGTGTTGGCCCACCCTCCCCATTCCCCTACGGGGAATCGAGAGAGGCGAGGGGGGAAGTCCTCGCCTCTAACCTTATCCTTCCATTGACTTGATTAGTTCTAAGTTTTCTAAAGCTTCCTCGGGATACTCGGTCACTCGCTCGACATAGTGGCAGTCTACGTGTGAGCCGTCGCAACGGCTACAGTCTGAGCCCTTCACTATGTAACTTGTGCCTTGGATAACTACCTCGTGACTGAAACCTTCTAGGTTGCCGTCCTTGTTGATTGCATACTCGTGCGCTTGCTCGCTGGTAAACGCCGCGTTGATTAGGTCAATGAATAGCGTGTTCATTTAGTAAACGCCTCGGTTACTGTTTCGAGTGATGTCTTGATGGCGTCGCGGTATCCCGCTTGGTATTGTGCAACTGCTACGCTTGAGAGTATCCCTTGGATAGCCTCGCGCTTGTCTGCTGGGACGTGTGATACTACTACTGCAATAGCCTCGGCTACTACTTGGCTAACATTGTCGTTTTGTGACATTTATTTCCCCTTGTTAGGTAGTGAACCCCTTGTTCACTAAGAGAACACTATTAGATAGGGCTACCACACGCAAGCCTAGTCGGTCTCGTTTCTATAACAATTTATCCCCAGTTATCCACACCCCCCCAGGGTTAGACCTGTGGATAACTAAGGAAGCCACCAGGGCGCAGGAGTAGGTACTTACTTGGGGGGCAGACAGTAGCCTTAAAAATTTTTAATGAGGTCGGGGAAATATGAGGCAGTAGCCCTTCTGCGCGTTTGCCCAGTTTAATTTAGATTGGGACCTTACCCTATGCTTATGAGTTTCAATGAGTTTCTTAGCGATAGCATGGATGTGCCTGGGCGTGTCGCAAAGTTTGCTAAGTTATTGTTTGGTGATGTAGATAATGGCTGCGGGCGGTTGGAGTACGACGCGATTGCGTGGAAACAGCATTTTATTGATAAACACCCAGATTCTCCCCAATTGATACATATGTTGGTTTCCTCTTATGTGGCATATATCAAGACCATTAAGAGTAAATAGAGGAGAATGTAAACATGGACGATATGAAGACACCTGGACCTAATCACCCTGCTCATAATGGTTTACGCAACCGTGGCGGAGGAGAGAATCGTCGTCACGAATTTTTCGACCAGAACTTATCTGATACTGAGAACAACGTTCAAAACGCACACCACTCAGGGACTAATTCTGCAATCGCGCCGAATGTTACCTCTATGGCCGCTTTCAAGCGTAACAAGGCATCCCGTAAACCAGAGGGATACTAATGGCAAAGACTCCAGCTTGGCAACGTAAAGAGGGACAGAACAAAGAAGGCGGACTTAATGCAAAGGGCCGTGCTTCTGCAAAAAAAGAAGGTCACAACCTTAAGCCACCTGTAAGTAAAGAACAAGCTAAGAAGTCTCCTAAGAGTGCAGCACGACGTAAGTCATACTGTGCACGTAGCGCAGGACAAGCAAAA